ACAAATACAAACCTTAATGATTTTTTAACTTCAGGACTACCTGCAGCCCATTGAACTTTCATAACCACAATATATGGTGATGTATCATCAGGAGCAGCTGTAAAACTACCTTGATCTGATAATAATGTTTCAGGAACTAATAATTCAAATTTACCAGCAGTACCAGTATTATATATAAGTTCTGCCTTTGTATATGAATGCTTTGTTGCAGTAGGTTCTTTTGTTAATGAATCAATTACAATAGATCCTCTTTTTCTTGTAACAGTTGCTTCAAATAATTCAGCTTGTATATCAAAAGTAGTAGCTGCATCACTAAAATCTATAGTTCCGTCTTCTACTGATATTAAAAATTGATTACCTTCGGCTACTTCTCGAGCAATAATATTATCTGCCCCTCCTAAGTAATGTTGTATGTTTGATATTCTCATATTATCTCCTGTAGGTTAGTTATGAGTAAATATATATCTGTGGACATATATTTATTTTATTAATTTTCTTTTACCCAAGCAGTACCATTCCATTTATAGATATATTCAGCCACTAAGACATCAGTATTGCTATCTGTTATTGTATAAGTACTTCCTTTGTTAGTATAAATTGTTGCACCAGTATCATCAATTCCTAAAGACAAACCTGTGATATCACTATCATTGCTTACCCTATATGCTAAATATATTTTAGTAGAATAATAAATCATTTCAGATCCACTTATTACTGTGTCAGGTGTATCAACTGGTATATTATATATTTCAGAAACAGTTAAAGTTTCTGTATCAATAACATATTGTCCATTTGAATTAGCAATTATGTCAAAGAAACCATCTACTAATGCTGCAGAACCATTTGACATACCATCAAAAGCAAATTCTGGAGTTTTTATAGTAGCTACTTTATATCCTGGATATATTGTACCTAAAGTATTTTTAGTAGTTTGAAACCAAGAATAATCTGTTGCAACATTTGAAAATACATCTTTATTAGCTAATGTTACAGATCTTAAACCATAATAATCTGGTGTTTTTGAACCTAATGTCGTAATTGAAGCATTACCAACACCTGTTGAAAAATCACCTAATGTAGTTCCTGTACCAGCTGAATCAGTTACAAGTAATTTAAATATATTATTTACATATCCATTATTAACTGCAGTAAATCTAATTTGATTTGAAACAGGTTGATCTTTTTCAATAGTCCAATCAGTTATAGAATTATTAATATTTTCCACTACATCTGCAATTGTATTTACAGCACCAGGTAAACTTGGAACAAAACCAACAAAACTTTTATTATAATTAGCTGAAGCGCTTCCAGGTTTAAATACTTGAATATTAGTTTTACCTGCATCATCAATATTGGTTTGTGTTGTACCTAAACTACCTTGTGTAACAGTTTTAGTAATATTTAAATCAGAAAAAGATACATCTAATCCTATATCATCTTGAATTGTTGTAGTCCAATTAACTATATCTGAATTACCTGAATCAATTGAAGCAGTTATATATCCATTTAAAGCAGAATTTAATGCATCTCTAAACTCAAGTGCAGCATTAGTAGAATTTAAATTATTACTAAATGATGTAGCACTTCCGCCAGTAAATGTAACTTTACTAAATAAAGGTTGTCCATTTACAGTAGTTGTATATAAATCAGGGGCAACTATAGTATATGTTTCATTTAATACTCCAGATCTTGTAATTGAAGCATTACCAAAAACAATATTTCCTGCATCATCTCCAGTAACAGATCCATTATTTACAGTAGCAGTCCATAATTGACTAGGATTTGAATCAAATGGAATTGCACCAGTAAATGTAATCTTTTTAGTTTCAGTATCATATGTAGCAGAATAATTATTAGGAGATTCAGTATTATTGTTTATTAAATCAACTAAATCATTTCCAATATCATCTGATTGATCATCACTTTCTAAATTAGCTGCAACATTTAATGTTAATGTACCTGTTCCATCTGGTTCAGTTAAAGTTATACTTGTAGCAGCAGTAGTTCCAGCTCCATCAGTTTCATATTCATAATTGTGAATAATATTTGTACCATCACCAGCAACATCATTAATTGTAAAAGATGTAATTTCATTATCAGCTGTACCTGTATTAACTATTATTCCATAACCTGAAAAATCTACAAGACCACTATCTGGGTTTATATCAGATACATAACTAGGTAATGAAACAGATAGTCCACTTATACTTAAACCTAATATTGCTGTTCTAATTTCGTTTAATGCATCAATAGCACCAATACCGTTTGATAATGCAATATTATTTAAATATCCTAAAGTTCCTAAACTAACTGAATATTGTGTATTTGATCCTGAACTCCATCTTGTTTCTAAAGTAGGTTCAGTAGAATTATAAATATATAAATCATCATCTAAAATAAATTCTTTACCAAACCCAACAATATCAGCTGAATCTGAATAAGTGAATTGTGATGAATAACCACCATCATCAGTAAATATTTGTGTATTTGTAGTTGTTACTACAGCAACATTAGTACTATCTAAAATATGAATATTTTTTAAACTATTTCTTATATTAATACCAGTAATAATATCTGAGCCTGACCATGTTCCTGCGTTTGCATAAACAGAACTGATTGCCATTTTAAATTTCCTTTATTAGTTAAATTGTCCACCACCAGTTGCAACAAAGTCAGTATAATCTATTGAACTTGTTTGTACAACTTGTGAACCTGTATTAGTATAAGTAATTACATTGCTATTAGAACTTGCAGTAAAATTAGTTAAATTATTTATCGCTGAAGCTATAGCTGTAGCAGTACCTTCAACAGTTGAAGACATAGTATCTGTTAATGTACCATAGTCTGTTAAAGATAATATCCATGCTCTAATCGGATTAGTAGTATTATCATAATTACTATCTAATGTAATTGTATATGTATTTGTTGTACCAGGTCTTGTTAAATTAATTTCTCTAACTTTTGTACTTGTAGTAACTTTTATAGTATCATTATCTTGTATTTTAATTGATAATATACCACTAATAGTTTCAACATCTTGAAATACTTTTTCAAATCTATGATAATATTTTATTTTAGTTCCATTATACCAAACAATAATATTTTCATTTGTATCTACAATGTTATTGCTAATATCTAAATTTGATATTGTATCTAATATTGCCATTATTTTATTCCTATATAATTTTAATTAAATTGTGCACCACCTAAAGCGCCTAACAATGATGGTATTAAATAAATATTCCATATTTCTCCTTCAGTAACTGATGAATTATAAAGTAAAACATCATCTCCCATATTAGAAACATTAAAGTTTTCAACACCACCTGCATTTGTTCTTGCATAAAATGACCAAGTATTATTAACCAATTTAAATGAAAACAATTCAGTATTAGACATTACATATGCAGTTGAAGTACCTATAGATACAGATCTTCCAAAACCGCTTGATACACCATCAGGAACTAATGAACTTAATTCTAAAGAACCATTTACTTTAACACTATTAGTTGAAGAATCTGCAGTTAAAAAACCAGCTGTATCCCAATCTTTAGCATTTGCAATTATTTTTCTAGATGTATCATTTTGTATATCATCAGCTAAATTAATATGTAATAATTCTTTTTGTGTTACATTACCTCTTGTTCCTGTAAAACTTATTTCTTGTTGTTCTGTTACAGCAGTTCCTGAATTAAAATCAGATGGAAATGTTACAGATCCTGAACCATCAGTTCCACCTGTTCTAGTAATTGTATTAATTGAAGTACCAGCATAACCTATTTGTTGAACAGCAGGAGTATCATTAAATGTATCTCTCATATTAGATCCAGTATTACTATCTGCATATCTAATTTGAGTAAATCTATTTACAACTCCATAAGGATTTTTTGTATCATTAGGATCAACAATAATTCCAGAAATACCTGAAGTAATACCTCCAGCACCTGGTCTAAATACACCAAAATCATAAGCATTAGAAAAAGCCCCTCTAGCAAATTGATTAATTGGCCTTACCCAAAATACTAATGTATCTGTAAAATCTATATCAAATACTTTGTGTCTAATTGTTGCACCTTCAGTAAACGGACCTGTTGATGTTCTAAATGAAATATTAAATTCTCTATCAGCAATAGGATCAGCAATACTATCTCCAACATATATTTCAAATGTTTCTGTTAATCCTGTTGGTACAGTCCATTGTAATTCTACAAATGGTGTAGAAGAATCTGTATCACTACTAATTGATGTTAAATCAGTAATTGTTCCAAAATTTCTAGGATTAGCTAAGTTTGTATTTGGAACTGTTTGAAATTCTGTTAATGCTTGTTCTGCATATGCAGCAGCATTATATTCTTGAGCAGTAATATAATATCCTGATACACCATCAGTATTCATTTCAGTTTCAGTAATAGAATTAATTTTAAACAATTTATTAGTAAAACCATAAGTGTTATTTGTAACTGATATTATATCTGTAACTTGTAATGCTAAAGCCCTTGTATCTGTTTTAAATGATACAATTAAATTATCTCTTGATTTTTTAATAATAACATTAGCGACTCTTTCAGCCATAATATTATTATTTATATATTTTAATCTTGTGTCTTGAACTAATTCAGGTTCATTGTATGCTTTTTGATCACTAGCTAAAGTTAAAAATACTTGATCATCTTGAAATTTTTGATCAATAGAATTAAAAGAAATATTCATTTTATTTATGGTACTATTAAAACCATCATTAACTATAGTAACATCACCATACATATTATCAGGTGTAAATGACATTACAGATGTTCCTGTAGTATCAGAAATAATTTGAAATTTACCTAAATGATAACTAAATATACCTTGAGAACAAACTACTAAATCAGAAATATTTAAATCCCTTGTATCATTAGTATTTAAAGCACCATTTGTTGTATATCTTTTAGCACTTACTGTTGCTCCATTTTTATCTGTATGTGAAATTAAAGTATCACAAAATGTTTTATGAGCAGCAAATGAATCTAAATCAATATCACTATCTGATAATACATCACCACAACCATAAAAACTATTAGTTAAATAATCTAATAAACATTCAGCTGGGTTATTTGAATAAAAAGTATCAGTTGATAAAGTACTTCCAGTAAAAGTCCTAACTAATTTACCTTGAACTTCTGCACCTAATTTAGTTGTTAAACCTGTTACAGATTCATCTCTATTATATTTTAATTCACAATACAAATATGCAACATTTGGCATTGTTCTATTTTCAGCATTGGTGTTCCATTTAGAGGAAAATGTTTCCATAGGAGAACATCTACCACCAGCTTTAAATTTTTTAACTATTAAATTTCCATTTAAAAAATTATCTGTATTACCATCTGGATCTGTTGCATTTGTTACATTACCATCACTATCTAATGTTAATCTAAAATTATCCCAATATACATCATCAATACTTTCAATTGGCCCCTCACATAATGAAATAATAAATGCCATTGTTTGGTTATCAGATGTTATATCTGCAAATGTAATTGAACCAAATACTTTACCTTGTCCATAAATAACAGGAAGTTTATTATTAGGATCTGATGCAATTCTTTGTCTAACTCCTGGATCAGGGGCTGTTTCACCAACACCTGCATTTGGAATATCTGGAGCAAATAATTTATTTGCGATAAATGAAACTGCTACTGACAATGCAAATCTAGCTATCATTCCTTTAACACCTGCTGATGTAAGAACTGTTATAACTGGTGCAGCTGCTGCCATAATTAAATTTCCTTTTTATACATTGATTGAAATTCTTTATAGTTCAATTTATTAAAATTAATATTTGTTTTAGGTATAGAATAAAAAATTATATCTTTAACTTCTTTATGATTTTTTATTTCTTTTTCCAATTTTTTATTCATTCTATAAAATATAGATGAACCCCTTTTATTAGGATGAACCCAAGTTAATAAAATATGTAATTGTGTTATATGTGGATTTAATAAATTAGGTATTTTCATTCCTAATAATACACCATCTATAACTCCATTTTCATCTTCTGATATTATTGAAGTTTTATCTTTTGCTATTGCTTCCATTAAACCTTTATAATATTCTGTATTATCTTCTTTAAATTGACCAAAGTCAAATTCTTTTCTGTGTTGTTCAAGTAATTTTACACCTTGATCAACATCTTTATATTCTCCGATTCTTATCATTATATTTATTCTCTATTATTCTTCTGCTCCAAACCTTGGATTAAAATTAACCATTGAAGCCACAAATTCCATTGAAGCATCATTGCTTGTATATTGTTTAAATGAACTATCAGATGTAAACCTACCTGATTTAGTGTCTAATAAAGCACCTACTATATTTTTACATTCAATACTTATATTAACATCACCTTCATTAGTGTTTTCTTCATCAACTGAATGTGAATTAATTATACCTTGCCATTTTTGATATACTTGGCCTTCAATTGCTCCATTTTCATCATTCCAAAAAGCTTGATATATAGTAACTATACCACCAATAGCATTTACATTTTCTAAAGCAGCTATTATTGTGTTTGGTAAACCATTTAATTGTATAGTTACTGAATTAGTTTTTACATCTTTAGTTTCTTCAACAGCAGATAAACCAATTATGTTTGATCCAGGTAAATATGTATCACCATTATAAGTAATATTTGTATATCCTGTATTTAAAAATAAACTATCATTATTATCTGCAGTTACTTGAAATTTAATTAATTGAATTGGATAAGTTTTAGTATTTGATACTTCAGCTAATGTTGTTGAATCTATTGACTTTACCATTATAATATCTCCTGAAAATTAAAACTATCATAAGCATAATAATTATATCCTGGGCCAGGAACAACTGTTACATTTGGTCTTCCATTTAATAACATTTTAAATTGTACACCATTACCATAAGTAAATGTATTACCACTTACAATTGGGTTAATTGCACCAGTCATTAATTTAAAAGTTAATAAATTACTTGAAGCATTTGCATCAGCTTTAATTTGATAAACTTTTGTGCTTGAACTAAATTGTATAAAATCACCAGCTTTAACATTGCTTGAATTATCTACATTAGCCAATTGAACGTCTTCTCCACTTGTATTTGCATTAACAATATCAATTGACAAACCAGATTGTGCAATTATAGATCCATTAGCAAAAGTTAAATTAATTGTTGATGGTAAATCAGTTGTTTTAAAATCTATTCCATCTGTTATTCCTAATAATTCTGCTTCAACCTCATCATATTTCGATTTAGTTAATAATGGTAAACTTACTTCCATAGAATAAAATGTTGGACTGCCTCTTTCAATTCTAGCATAACCTGAATTAGATATTGATCTTCTAACTCTGGCAGCTCTATTTAATGAGACACTATTTGTATATTCAAATATTTTTGACATTATTTTCTCCTATTTCTTAAACCAGCAGTATTTCTAGTAAAATTTCTATTAGCTCCACCTACTTCAGCAGGGCTACTTGTTATAACAGCTTTAATTTGATCAATTGCTCTTTGATCTACATTTCCGGATATATTAAATGTATTATTAACTACTGAACCCATAGATCCTTGAACCTTATCTCTTGGTATTACAACTTCTCCTGGTGTTAATAATGCAGGTACTCTATCTGTATATGGTGCACCACCTGGTACAACTCCGCCTTTATTAAAACCTAAGAAAGAAAATAAACTACCACCATTACCACCACTTACAGCAGCAGTTGCAGTTGCTAATGCTAATTGTTGAGCTTTTTCACTTGTAATTTGTTTTTCAACTATAAGCTTTTTAGTTCCTAAATTTTCAAATAATTTTTCTATACCAACTTCAATAGTCTTTTTTATAATAGTTTCAGCTATAGTTTGTAATACATTTTTAAATAAATTTTTAGTCGTTTCTAATAATGAATTACCTTGTCTTAAGCCTTCTAAAAAAGTTGTACTAATTGTATCTGAAATTAATTTAGCTTCAATACCAGAATCTTGTAAAAGATCCCTATATGTTCTTTGAGCAGCGTTAGCTTTAGCTTGATCAATAATCATTCTTCTATTTGTGAACATAATTCGTTCATTTATAGAAGCTAATTCATCTTGTCTTTTTAAAAAATCAGGATCAGTTGCAGCACCAAAATTAGGTCTTGATCTAGGATCCCTTACAGCTCTTGGTGTTGTTCTTGTTCCTGAAAATAATTGTTTTTGTTTTTTATTTAATTTTGTATAAGCATTAATAACTTCATTAGCTTCAATTTTTATTTGATTAAGTTCTTCTCTTAATAATTTTGCAGCTTCTTCTGCTTCTTTTGAAGCTTTTGGAAACACTTTTAATTTAGAAACAAAATTAAGGACTGCTAATTGAGCTTCTTTCATTTTATTTATGAAATAATCTCTAATTGTATTTACAACTTTCATTATAGCATCATTAAATGCAATAAATGCTACAACTGCTACTTGTATTGCAGTTATAATAATACCAACTATATTTGCTCTTAAAGCTATATTTAAAGCAGCTAAACTAACTGTTGCACCTTTTATATTTGCTGCTAATAAAATAAATTGAGATGCAACTCCAGCAACAAATGTAGATATTTTTAATCCAATAAATATTTTAAATGCAGTAACTAAAGCATCAATATTTGTGGATACAAACCTAATTGCATTTTCAATACTTTTAAAAGCTCCTGCTAAATTTTCACCAACAGTTTTAGCTAATGATTTTAATTCAGCATCATTTCTTTTAAAATTACCTACTAAATCAATTAATTGTTGTTTAACACCTTCAAATAAAGGTTGAGCAGCGGCTTGTCTAAATCTAAAATAAGCATCTTCTACAAATGAAACCTGTGCTTCTAATGTTTGTTCAAAGTCTTTTGTTGCTTTAGAAAATTGACCACCACTAGAAAATACTTCAAAAAATCTTTTTCTAGTTTGTTCAATTGATACTTTAGCACCGGCTTCAAAGCCTAACATTGCTCTAACACCTCTTTCTCTAAAGACGTCAGCAGCGGCTATACCACCAGCAAATGCTCTTTGAATTTGTTCAGCAGTTTGTCTAAAATCTAAACCTGTAGCTGCAGCAACATTACCTGTTATTTCTAATACTTTAGCTAATTCATCAGCATCTTTAGCAATAACAGCTAGATTACCAGATCCTGCTGCAATAGCTTCTAGTGAAAATGGAACTCTACTAGCAAATTGATTTAATACATCAAATGCTTTTGCACCCTCTGAAGCTGAATTAAATAATAGTTTAAATCTTACTTGTAATGATTCAGTAAGTTGTCCTGCTTGAAATGTATCTCTTATAAATTTACCAATACCAAAAGTAACAGCAGCTAATGATGCAGCAACACCAACTTTTAAAGTTGTACCAAGTGCTGCAAAAGTTGCTCTTGATTTAGCAGCTGCAGTTTCTAATTGTTTTAATCTTCTTGAAGCTATAGTAGCATTAGTACCTAATTTATTTAAACCAGATTGTAATGAACTTACTTGGCTCTGCCCCTTAACATTAGTAATTATGTCTAATTTTACAGCCATTTTTCCTTATCCGTTAGTTATTTCCACATTAACTTCATCAAAGTATTTTTTAAAAGCAGCCTCTATAAATTTAGTAGGTGCTTGTTGTGAATGTCCATTGTTAAGGAATTCTATATATGTTGTACCATTTGTAACAATAATTTTATTTGGTTTATCTTTTGGAACCAAAATATTTATATTAGATGTTAAAGCAGGCTCATTTTGATTATAATATGTTTCAGTGTACCCAATATACCAGCTATTTCTGGCTTGACCAGTATCAACTGGAGTTGTTAATTTTACATCAGCAAAAGCTTTTAATGCTCTTGATCTAAATTCCTGTTCAATTGCTTTATTAACATCTTTTTCAAGATCTTTAGCAGCAGTTTTTAGACCAATAGTAGTTATTGCCATTATATTAATTTACCTTTATTTATCCCCTTTTTAATAACATATCTTTGTGTACCATTGGCACCAATATTTACTTCTTTTTTAAGGTTTCTAAATAATTCTTTTTCTTTTGAATTCTTTTTAGCAACATTACTATACTGAATTAATGTTTTAGTATCTCTCATAATTGCCTTTCAAGTGGGCAGTTTTCACCGCCCTACTATTATTGTTTAGATTTTTTAGCTAAGCTTTTTAATTTATTAAAACCAGCTTCTAACTTTAAATCTTTTTGAGTATTACTTTCCCTCATTATTTTCAATGAAGGGAATAAATCATTTACCTTAAGTGGTTTAGTACCTTGGTATGTGGTTTGAGCTAATATAGCAGTTCTATGATCTTCTCGCCAACCATAAGGTCTTTCATTAAAATATTTTATCCAACCCATATATTCTTTACTGGACATATTATAAATAGTATCTAATGTAACACCTAATTGATGAGCTATTTCATATTCTGCTAATTCTTCTTCCCCAATTCACCACCTTTGTCATCTTTAGCGGCTAATCCAT